TTCCTGCTGATGATGCAAAAGATGCTTGGACGGCTATGGTTGCTAATGCTAGAGCAAGATTGTTATCCATACCAAACAAAATTGCTCCTCTTGTTTGTGCTGCCGAGACAATTAACGAGGCTCGCGAAATTATAAAGACCGAAATTTATGAAGCATTGAATGAATTGGCAAATGTTGAAATCAGAACCATCAATCCTATTCGTCTCGTTGAAAGCGAACCCGACGAGTTCGATAGTTCAGAAGATGTGGAGATCGCCACCGAATCTGACGGTGAGCAAATGGGCAGATCAGAACAGAAAGCTGAGTCCTGAAGCATCGGCAGAAGCTGGGCAATGGCAAACATCAAGAGCAGAATATCAACGTGGTATTATGGATGCTGTCTCTGATCCGAATATTTCAGAGATTGTTATTATGTCTTCTGCTCAGATCGGCAAGACAGAGATCATCAATAATCTGATCGGCTATCATATCGATCAAGACCCGTCCCCAATTCTAGTTGTTCAACCTACTCTTTCGATGGCAGAGGCTTGGTCTAAAGATCGGTTATCTCCGATGCTAAGAGACACTCCATGCTTACAAGGCAAGGTTGCCGATCCTCGAACTAGGGATTCAGGCAACACGACATTGCATAAAATATTCCCCGGAGGTCATGTTACTGTTACTGGTGCGAACTCGGCATCGGCTCTTGCTAGCCGTCCAATCAGGATTGTTCTTTGCGATGAGGTAGATCGGTATCCTGTGTCGGCTGGGTCTGAAGGTGACCCTATCCTGCTTGCCAAGAAAAGGTCTGTGACGTTCTGGAATCGCAAGATCGTCTTGGCATCAACTCCAACAATCAAAGATAATTCACGGATTGAACAGGCTTTTAACGATTCAGATCAACGTGAGTTCTATGTTCCGTGTCAAGACTGCAATCATTTTCAAACTTTGCGGTGGCAAAATGTCATTTTTAACAAGGATGATCCTGATTCTGCTACCTATTCTTGCGAAGAATGTGGCTCTCAATGGGACGATTCAAAGCGTTTTAGATCAATTCGACGAGGTGAATGGCGGTCAGAACGTGATTTCAATGGCGTTGCAGGGTTCAAAATCAACGCTTTGTACTCATCGTGGATGATGCTTTCAGACGGAGTTCGTGATTTTTTAGAGGCAAAATCGCAACCAGCAACTCTTAGAGTATGGGTAAACACCTATCTTGGCGAGACTTGGGAGGAGCAAGGCGAACGAGTGGATGATCTTGATCTAGCAAATCGACGGGAAGAATACGGAGAACACCTGAATGACAAGGTTGTAATCATCACATCTGGTGTAGACGTTCAGGATGATCGACTTGAGGTTGAGATTGTCGGATGGGGTAGATCAGAGGAATCGTGGTCGCTCGATTACAAAACTATTTATGGTGATCCATCATCAAGCACGGTTTGGCAGGATTTGGATTTCCTATTGAATCAGAATTTCAAGAAAGAGAACGGGAAAGAGTTTCCTATTCGTGCAGCGTGTATTGACTCAGGCGGTCATCACACTCAAGCGGTCTATAACTATGCGAGGGCAAGAGAAGGTCGAAGATTCTTTGCCATCAAGGGTATCGGTGGAGAAGGCAGACCGATCATAACTAGACCGACAACGAATAACATCGGTAAGATCAAACTGTTTCCTGTCGGTGTTGATACTGCCAAAGAAACGGTTTATTCGAGATTCAAGATCACTCAAGAAGGGCCGGGCTATTGTCATTTTCCAGATCATTACGATTCTGAATATTTTCGTCAGTTGACCGCAGAGCAACAGGTTAAGAAGTTTCACAAAGGATTTATGCGTCGAGAATGGCAGAAAATGCGTCCTAGAAACGAGGCTTTGGATTGCCGAGTCTATGCAACGGCTGCTCTTGCTATTCTGAATACTAATCTAGAACAACTTGCTGATCGATACGAGAAGCAATCCGTTTCTGTCGTTCCAGAAAATGAGGTAAAAGAAATAGTGCAAGACAGAGATATGGTAAGGCGTCCCGTCAGGCGTTCATCTAAACCAAACGGATTTGTCAATTCGTGGAGATAAAATGGCTAATTTGTTCGAAGTAACTGAATCTCCAACAGTCACTCCAACTAACATTATTGTTGGTGATTATTTGTTGTGGAGGCGAAGTCTAGGCGATTATCTCAACACGACATACACAGCGACCTATGTTGCGAAAATTGCAACTGGCTCGGCCTCTGAAATTCAAATCGTAGGTACAGCCTATCAGTCTGATTATTTATTTACAGTCACCAGTTCAACCTCTTCTGGTTTTACTGTCGGGGCATATCACTGGCAGTTGGAAATATCGACTGGTGCGAATCGTCGTGTAATTGAACGTGGAACATGGGATATTCTCCCTGATCTTGATAATTCAAATGCTGATCCACGTTCTCATGCTGATATTATGGTAACAAAGATTGAATCTTTGTTGTCAGGCCGTGCGGATGCAGATGTTTCAAGTTATTCAATCAATGGTCGATCAATTAGCAAACTATCAATCGCAGAATTAATTGAATGGCGAGATTATTATAAGTCAGAGCAGGTAAAAGAACTGCGTGAATATAGAAAACAATCTGGTCAATCGACAGGTTCAGTCATTAAGGTGAGGTTCTGAAATGGGACTTTTAGACATCTTCAGAACTAAAAAACAGGTTTCAGTTCGTCGTCAAGATAAGCGTTCTTACACGGCTGCATCAACAGGTCGGTTATTTGCTGATTTTGTTGCAAATACTCTAAGTGCGGATTCTGAAATTCGTCCGGCACTCCGTCCAGTTCGAGATCGCTGCCGTGATGTTGCACGCAATAATGATTATGCCGCTCGTTATATCCAGATGATTACGACTAACGTAGTCGGTGCAACTGGAGTCAGAACACAGGTTCGGGGTCGCAACTCAGATAAATCTTTAGACACAGTCGGCAATCTCATCATCGAACGTAATTTCGATAAGTGGGGAGCCAGAGGCATCTGCACGATGGATGGCAAGATGTCTTGGCTCGATTGCCAAAAGTTGTTCATCAACAATGTCGCAAGAGATGGCGAGTGCCTTGTTCGATTCATTGAGACAAAAGAAAACTCCTACGGGTTTGCTTTGCAGTTTATTGAATCGGATTACCTAGACGAGCAGTACAACATGAAGGCAACAAACAATGCGAACGAGATTCGTATGGGTGTTGAGATCAATGAGTTTGGTCGTCCAGTTGCGTATTGGTTATTAGAAAATCATCCCGGCAATACAATCTACGGCAAGACAGCAATCGTAAAAAGAACCCGTGTTCCTGCTGAAGAAATGCTTCACTTGTTTATTCCTGATCGGGCTGGTCAGACTCGCGGCTTCCCGTGGATGGCAACAGCACTGACACGGCTTAAAATGCTCGACGGATACGAGGAAGCTGAATTGGTTGCTGCTCGGACAGCGGCTTCCAAGATGGGTTTCTTCACATCTCCTGATGGTGACGGCTATTCTGGTGTAGATACTGAGGATTATAACACTCCGATCATGGAAGCATCGCCGGGGACTTTTGAGCAGTTGCCGAAAGGAATGGAATTCACACCTTTTGATCCACAACATCCAGTTTCAGCATTCGGAGATTTTGAAAAGGCTGTCTTGCGTGGCATCGCGTCTGGTTTAGGAGTTTCTTATGTCTCACTGGCTAACAATCTCGAAGGCGTATCTTATTCGTCAATTCGACAAGGCACGATGGAAGATCGGGATCATTATAAGGTTCTTCAACAATTCATGATCGAACATTTCATCGATCCGATTTACAAGAAGTGGCTGACAATGGCGATGGCAACTGGTGCGATTCCATTGCCGATCACAAAGTTTGATAAGTTCGCTGACAATCTTGTTTATCGTGCAAGAGGATGGAACTGGGTTGATCCACAGAGGGAAATTCAGGCTCATGTTATTGGATTGCAAAACGGCATCATTACTTTGCAAGACATCGCAGCACATTATGGTCGTGATGTTGAAGAAGTATTTGAGCAAATTCAGGCTGAGAAAGAACTTGCTACTCAGTATGGAGTGCAGACAGCCTTCCAACCATTTGGTCAAAAACTTCCTGCTGCACCTATAGTTGAGGGTGAAAATGGCACAGTATAAAGGCATTGAAATTAATCTAGTCCCGACTGATGCAATGGTTAGCGAGGCTGAACGTGCTCTTGCTTGGCGTCGAGAATTTGGTCGAGGCGGCACTGAAGTTGGTATTGCAAGGGCGAGAGACATTTTAAACAAAGTTGATCTGTCTCCAGATACCATTCGTCGGATGACTTCTTTCTTTGCTAGGCATGAAGTCGATAAAAAGGCTGAAGGATTTAGACCGGGAGAAGATGGTTATCCGTCAAATGGTCGGATCGCCTGGGGATTATGGGGTAGTGACCCCGGCAGAGCATGGGCTGAAGGAAAGGCTAGTAGGATGGACAAGATTGATCAGCAAGGCAGAGCAGCACCAGATGAACTTAAAACTGGTGATTTCGTTCAATGGGATTCTTCTGGAGGTACAGCTAGAGGGCAAATCGAACGTATTATTCGTGAAGGCAGTCTGAATATCCCAGACAGCAGTTTTTCAATCGATGCCACTGGGGATGATCCAGCAGCGTTGATCAGAATCTATCGTGAAGGTGATGATGGATATGCAGCGACTGATACGCTCGTTGGTCATAAGTTTTCAACCTTAACAAAGATTGCTGATCTCCGTTCTTATCACGAAGATGAAATGAAGAAAAAAAATAGTGATTTTGTCGTTGATCAAGCTGGGGTATATCCAAAAGATGTTCAAATGAGGCATGGCACGATGGAACTCGAAAAAAGACACATCATTGATGTTGCAGAAAGTGACAAGGCTTACGTCATTACTTTTGCAAAGGCAGAGGCAGAATATCAGGAAGAGCCAGAGATGGAACTTCCAAGGATGGGCCATGATGATGATGAAATGCCAATGACTGATCCTAACAATATGCAAAAGTCTTCTGGGTCGGGAACTGAAGTACGTCATCGCGGCTACGATATGAGTGCATCTCCAATCAACGAGGAAGAGCGGAGAGTTCAAATTGCAATGTCATCTGAAAAGCCAGTCGCTCGTTCGTTTGGTGTAGAAATCTTGGATCATGATCCAAGTTCTATTGATATTTCGTTTCTCAATTCAGGCAGAGCACCTTTGTTGCTTGACCATGATCCTGAGAAACAGATCGGAATCATCGAAGAAGTACGGATCGATGGCTCGGCTCGTGTGATGCGAGCGACGGTACGCTTTGGAAAAGGTGTGCTCGCCAGTGAAGTCTACAACGATGTAGTTGACGGTATCAGGCAGAACATTTCTGTCGGATATCAAGTCAACAAAATGGTTCGTGAAGATGGGGGAGACGGGACGGTCTTTCGCGTTAATAAATGGACTCCTATTGAAGCCAGTATTGTATCACTGCCAGCAGATTCATCTGTTGGTGTTGGTCGGTCTATTGAAATTATCTCAACCCCAATTCAGGAGATTAAAATGAGTGAAGTACATCAGGACGAAATGCGTTCCGCAATCGTTAAGCAGAATGCAGAAATCATTGAGACAGGTGCTCGTCTCAATAAGCGTGACATTGCTGAAAAGGCAATCTCTCGTGGTCTGTCGCTTGAGCAGTTCCGTGGTGAATTGATTGAATCTTTCGGCAGCACAGCACTTGGCAACGGTTCGCACGAAGTTGGCTTGAACAAGCGTGAGCGGTCTTCTTATTCGTTGATGAAGGCGATCAATGCTCAGGCTCGTCAGGATTGGTCTGAGGCTGGTTTCGAGCGTGAACTGTCCGACGAAATTAGCAAGCGTGTAGGTCGCACTGCTCGCGGCTTCTACGTTCCATCGGACATGGCTTGGTCGAAGCGTGATGTCATCTCTGGCACAGCAACTAGTACATCAAAGGGTGGCAACTTGATCGGTACTGATCAACGTGGCGACCTGTTCATCGATGCTCTGCGGGACGCACTTGTCACTGCTGGCCTCGGTGCAACAATGTTGACTGGTCTTCAGGGCAACGTAGCAATTCCAAAACTTGCAACCAAGACAACGGTTGCTTTCGTTTCGGAAACAAGTTCGCCAACTGAAGGTGCTCCAGTATTTGGTCAGCTTTCGATGTCGCCAAAGACTGTTGCTGGTTATGTTGACATTTCTCGTCGTATGATCATCCAGTCCGATCCATCGGTCGAAGCGGTTCTCCGTTCTGATATACTGAATCAGATTGCGGCTAAGATCGATGATGTTGCAATTAAGGGCGGCGGTGCAAACGAGCCAACAGGCATTCTTGGCACAACAGGCATCGGTGCAGTTGCACTCGGCACAAACGGCGGTGCTCCAACTTGGGTTATGGTTAACGCACTGCAAAGGGCTGTTGATGTTGCCAATGCAAACACAGGTGCGTTGTCCTATCTCAGCAATCCAAAGGTGACCGCAAAACTCCGCACAACTGGCAAGCAGTCGTCTGGCGTTGAAGGCAACTTCATCCTTGGTGAGGCAAATACGCTCCTCGGATACAACATTGCGATTACTAACCTTGTGCCATCGACACTCACTAAAGGAACCAGTACAAGCGTTTGCTCTGCATTGCTGTACGGAAATTTTAATGAATTGGTGATAGGAATGTGGTCAGGGGTGGACATCGTTGTTGACACGGCATCGCTTTCGACTGCGGGTGGTCTGCGTCTCGCATTCTTCCAAGACGTTGATGTTGGTGTCCGTCATGCTGAGTCGTTTGCGGCTTGCCAAGACATCACAACGACCTAATCGGTCTGACATAACGAAGATCAGGGACGGTTCACACCGTCCCTTTTTTTATTCTTCATCTGTTTCAATTTCAGTTACCCATTCAAGCATTACAAGACATTGCTCAATATCCCGTGCAGGGTACGTCAACCAATGTGGTTCAATATCGTCAAACTTGAATATCTCGGATGTAGACAGATCATGCCTATGATAATCAAAGCAGCCATCAAAGGTATCAAGATCATATTCTTCTGTTGAGTCGCTCTTTGAACTAGCCCATCGATTTACACGTTTGATAAAATCAGCCTCGTCCCAACAGTACCATATTTCAGTTGGCTTTTGATGAGGGCGGTCGATGATGATAAAACCATCTCTGCAAGGCGAGTTCTGATTGATTGCATATTGTGTCATTGTGGTGTTTCCTTTTTTATCAGTTAAACAAAAACCAAGTGCGGTCATTCCAATCTACGATGTGCGAGCTATTCGATGGCTTCTCAATCCAACGAGTGTATCCACTCTGTTCGACATCATCCTCGTAATTGTTAAATTGCAATTTTGCTTCTTCTATTTTGTTGCTTGGAATGCGTAGCACAATGTATTCGTTTGCAAATCCTCGCGGCATAACTTGTAGGTATTTGCATTCGTTATATTCTTGATTTTGGCTTTTTTTAAATTCAGTAGTAAACATTTTTTTTCTCCGTTTGTTTAAGGTATATGGGGGCCGAAGCCCCATTTTTTATTATTCTTCATCTGTTTCAATTTCTATAAGCCATTCTCTAGCCATTCGATTAGCGTGTGGGTCGTGAGCATCACCAAAATTAATCCAGAAATGACGACCAATAAATCCCATAAGATTGCCGCGAATTGTGCGACGAATTGTTTTTTTGCCTTTGATCATTTTGTATCTCCGTTTGCTTGTTTCGATATAATTAATATATACGTTTCTCAGATTGTGTAAACAAAAAAAATGATATTTTATAAATTATTTTTATTAAATTTAATTCGGCAAATTAATTCGGCAACTTGTCGGTTATCTCCGAATTATGTAATGTGCTATTGGGATCGTTAACAATTTAATTCGGAAACAAAATGATCGACCTTAGACAGATCGAAGGATCAAGATCAGGACGCTCGGTTGCCATCCTCGGCGGTGGGCCATCACTGCTCCAAGACATTTATCGATTGCCAGAGGATATAGACCTGATCGGGGTCAACCAACACGCACTGCTGCTGCCTTTAGATTTTGTCGTGTTTCTTGATGCTGCTATGTGGGAACTGGTCAAAGATCACTCTTGCCTGAAAGTATCTCACCACAAGATAGACCATCCAAAGATGGTCTGGTCTGGGGTTTGTCCTGACTACGGATTATCTGGTGCAGCGGCACTTTGGATTGCGGAGTTTTTAGGATATAACGAAATCAAGGTATGCGGCTTTGATTGCTATTCGCAGAAGCGTCGATATTGGCACTCACCTGTGAATGAAGATTTCAAAGCAAACGCATATCAGAATGATATACGAATTTGGGATTTGGTTCGAACTCATCTGAAATATCCAGAGCGGATCAAGTTTATGTCTGGGCCAATGACGGAGAAGTGGAAATGAAGATCGAGATAACAACACCGACATTTGTAAAAGGCGATTTTTGCGATGCTGGAACAATCATTGAATTGAATGATCGTGAAGGGCAGGATTTGATCAATATGGGACGGGCTAAGAAGTCGGCCATTGTTGAGGTGGATCAATCCTTGTCAGATCGCTCAATCGGCCTCAGTGACGCTCCTGAGTTCACGAAACGCAAGGGCCGATTGCCTAGAGGTGAATAATGGCTGTTGAGACTGAAGCTGACCGACTCTTTATGATCAATACGACAGATTTCGGGACAACCGCGACATACACACTCGCGGCTGGTGGCGTCTCATCTGTGGTCGGGATATTTGATAACGAATATTTTGAAGCAGACGCAAATACCAATGTCGGCTTTGTCTCGACGCAACCGAGGTTTGTCTGCACATCAGCCTCGTTGCCATCGACAGCAGGTTTTAATGATACAGCATTAATCAATGCAATCACCTATAAGGTCAGAGTTGTTCAGTCAGATGGTACTGGAATGACAACGCTGATTTTGGAGAAGCAGTAATGTCTCATCTCAGAAAACAAATCAGAGATCGCATCATTACGAATGTAACAAATTTGACTAGCACAGGATCGCGTGTTTTTCAGACCAGATTATATCCGATTGCTTCAGTCTCGCTCCCGACATTGCTCGTCTACACGGTATCTGAGACATCTGAACCAGAAACAATGTCACGACCAAGGAAGATCATTCGCCGGGTTGATTTTGCTCTTGAGGGGATGGTTAACGGAACAAGCGGATTAGACGATAGTTTGGATGCGATTGCCAAGGACGTTGAAGAAGCTATTTTAGCCGATCCTACTTGCAACAGCCTCGCAAAAGATACGGTTTTGACGGGAACGGAAATAGATTATAATGCATCAGGCGAACAGCCTGTTGGCTCGGTTAAGATGACATTTCAGGTGACCTATCGGACAACTGAAACAGAATCTGAGTCACCAGCTTGAGATTATTTTTAACGTAAACAGCAGAGGAACTTTATCATGGCTAACCATACAGGCAGCGAAGGCGTTGTTAAGATCGGCACTAATACTATAGGTGAGGTTCGATCTTTCACAATTACTGAAACAGGAGACACCATTGAGGATAGCACGATGGGTGATGCTTCTCGTACCTACAAAGCAGGTATGAAAACTTTTACTGGGTCTGTCGTTTGTTTCTGGGATGAGACTGATACTGCTCAGATTGCATTAACAGTCGGTGCTGGTGTGACTTTGAATCTTTATCCAGAAGGTACAACAACTGGAGATAAATACTATACTGGTTCTGTTCTTGTAACTAGCATTGAACGATCTGCTGCTTTTGATGGAATGGTTGAGACAACATTCTCCTTCCAAGGCACTGGCACATTAACATTATCAACTGCACCGTAAGGGGAACAAATGTCGAATATCCTTGAAAGAGCAAAAGCACATTTCAAAAATCAAAGCGTTACAAGGATTGAAGTGCCTGAATGGGGTGAGAATGGAGTTCCGTTGATTATCTACTCAACGCCATTCACACTCGCCGAGAAGGATAGAATCTTCAAAGGCTCTCAAGAGCAGTCTTTGAAGGTTCTGGTTGATTGCATTATTCTAAAGGCGAAGGATGAGAAGGGTGATGCGATCTTCACGCTCGAACACAAGCGTGATTTAATGAACAGCGTTTCACCTGATGTCATCGTTCGCATTTCAAACGAGATGATTTCACAGCCTAGCGTGGATGACCTCGTAAAAAACTAAAGACCGATCCCGATGCGTTCGCTGTTTACGCATTAGCGGATCGGTTACATAAAACGGCTGCTGAGATTTTGGAAATGGAAGTTTCTGAGTTCTTGGGTTGGATAGCGTATTTGACGATCATTTCGGAGAAAACAGATGGCAGTCGGAAATGAAACGATCAATTATCGGATCACAGCACAAGATCAGGCATCTCAGGTATTCCGCAAT